CCGGGAAAATCAAATGCTTAACTGCGGTAAATGAGGATAACGTAAAAACGCCCGACTATGAATGGGACGGTCTTTACTGGGACTTGAAAACGGTGCAGACGGAAAAAGCTGCCGATAGCGCTATAAGGCATGCCGCTGGCCAAATAAAAGAGCGTCCCGGAGGAGTGGTGCTAAATTACATTGGGGAAAATGTTGACGTAGAGCTATTAGAAAAGATTTCGGCCAATAGAGGACGGCGTAGCCTCTGCGAAGGGAGCCGGATTATAGCGGTTATGAACAGAAAACTGCTCTTTCAAATAACGGTATCAAAAAAAGGATGACCAGCCCCCCCGCCAATAAAGGGCGAAGGTTCTAGTCATCCTTCCTATATACATTATAGCATAATTCAAAAATGGTAACAAACACGCCTTTCCAAAGGGACGGGAGCCCTGCCGCAGGCGTTAAAGAACGGCCTTTTTTATTGGGATAGAAGCCCAAAGAGTGAAGAACACAGGAGGTTCTTATTATGACATTAGCAGAAGTGTACGAAGCATTAGGGAAGCAGGACGGCGGCGAAGCTATGGCATCGACCATCAAGGCAGAGATCAGTAAAATCAATGCGGAGGCAGCCAAGCAGCGTACAGCCAAGAATGCGTCTGATGCAAAGATCACCGAACTCGAAGCGAAGGTGCAGGAGCTGACGGAAAAAGGTACAGGAGACCAGACGGCCGTCGAGAAGATGCAGAAGCAGCTGGACGAGCTGGCGAAGAAATATGATGCCGCAGAAAAGGCCCGCGGGGAAGAACACGCGAAAAGGGTACATGCGGATATCACGCAGCAGACGGTAGCAGCCCTCACAAAGGGGAATGCAGCCAGCCCGGCAGAAATTGCGAAGATTCTCATTCCGAGCATTGCGGCCGAGGAGGACGGCTCGTATAAGTTCACGAATGCTAAAGGCGAGAAGGTATCCATCGAAGACGGCACCGCGGCATGGCTCAAGGATAATTCCTGGGCAGTGAAGAACAACCAGAATGCCGGAAGCGGTGGCGGTAAAGGTGGCAATGGCGGACAGGATAATGGCGGCAATGGTGGCAGCGTTACCCTCGCGAGTGCTATTGCTGCCCAGTTAAACAACAATTAGGAGATATGACAAATGGCAGTAACACTTGAACAGGCAAAACTTAACACGCAGGATATGCTGGTGCAGGGAACCATTGACGAGTTCCAGAAATCTAACTATCTGCTGAACAATCTGACATTCGCGGACGTGGTATCCCCGTCTGGTGGCGGCGCAACGCTGACGTATGCCTATAACCGACTGAAAACCCAGCCGACGGCGGCATTCCGTGCCATTAACAGCGACTATGCTCCGCAGGAAGTCACCAAAGAACGCAAGTCTGTAGACCTGGCTATCTTTGGCGGTTCCTATGAAATTGACCGCGTTATTGCGAGCATGGGCGGGGTAGAGAACGAGCTGACCCTGCAGGCACGCCAGAAAATCAAAGCAGCATCTGCGCTGTTTAACGATACGGTAATTAACGGCAACCGTACTACCAATACAAATGCCTTTGATGGGCTGGATGTAGCCATCACGGGGAGCGACACGGAAAACGCGCCGGAGAATCCGATCGACCTTTCCACGGCAGCAGCGATTGAGACCAATTTCATGGACTTCCTGGACAATCTGGATGAAACACTTGCGGCCATGGATGGGGCCCCATCTGCGCTGCTGATGAGCTCCAAGATGTTTGTGAAGTTCAAAGCAGTCATTCGCCGCGCGACCATGTATCAGGAAACCAAAGACAATTTTGGAAAGATCATTCCGATGTATGACGGCATTCCGCTCATTGACCTTGGCGCGAAGAGCGGCTCTAATGATCCTGTGGTGGCCATTGATCCGAATAAGGGCACAACGTCCATCTATGCCGTTCGTTTTGGCCTTGACGGCTTCCATGGCGTGACCGTGGCTGGTTCTTCCATGATTACATCCCGCCTTCCGGATTTCAGCACTGCAGGCGCAGTCAAGAAGGGCGATGTGGAAATGGTAGCAGCCGTGGCGCTCAAAGCGACCAAGGCAGCGGCAGTCCTTCGCAACATTCAGATCAAGGCAGCGACTGCCTGATTTGTGAATGGAGGGCGGCTGATGGATGCAAAGAAGATATTCGAGAGTATGTGTCGGCTGGCCATTAAAGAGAGTATCGGGATGGTGCAGGAATACGCGGGAGAACACCATCGATTTACACCAAGGACGGGCAATCTGGAGCGATCAATCAAGATCATGCAGCAGGGGCTTGTCGGGACGGTGTATCTGGATGAAGGGCAAGCGCCTTACGGGATTCCTATCCACAACGGCGCGCGCCCCCGCGTCATTGTTCCCCGAACCCGAAAAGCGCTAAGGTGGGCGAAGGGCGGGGAGTTTATTTTCGCAAAGAGGGTAAACTGGCCGGGCATTCGCCCAGATCCTTTCTTGTACGAAGCGTTATACGCCAAAGAGGGGGACGTGGTCAAGGTATTTGACCACTACACGGATCTTGCATGTATGGAGATCGCCCAAGGGCTAAAGAGGTAATCATGACAGAGTACATCAGAAAAGACGACATCGCGGATCAGCTGCTCATTAACCGTGTGACGGATCAGGAAATCGCCGATGCGAATGAGTACGTAGACCGCATAGCGGCAGCTTACAACGTCAAGAAAGTGACGGTAACACCCATGGCTAAGAAGCTGGCCGTGGCGGTTGCGAGTCGTGACTGCTGCCTGAATCTCATTGGGACGGATGCCAGCGCGATGATCGGAGACAGGCAGGAAGATGCCTACTCCATCAAGTACAAGATCTATGCGTCTCTTGTGGAAGACCTGCGGGGGAGGATTCTCAAGGCCGATTTCCTCGCGGATGAGGAGAAGGATGATGAGGAGGAACGTGGAGCATGGACGAGGGCCGTTTCAATCTCTCGAAGCTGACGGAAAAGGTCAGAAGCTATCTGGAAGAAAGCCTTCCGCGTCTTACATGGGTGAAGGAATTCAAGGGGGCAGCTATCCCAAATGTTCCGACCGGAACCGTGGCAGCTGGCGAGATGGAATTCGTGGACACATCCAAAGGGGCCGACATGGCCGTTGTTGCGTTTTCCATTTATCTCATTGATCCGTCATCGGAGAATGGGGTAGAGGATATGGCAATGGATGTGCGGCAAGCACTGACGGCGAATGATACGCTTGACGATATGATCCAGCATGGAGCCGTCACGAAAATGCAATTCGGGGCAGTCACTGGCAGAGCGGGGGCTTGCCTCATCACTTATAAAGCAAAAGTTTGGATGTAATGGAGGAAGAACATGGCAGCTAAAGTAAGAGCCACTATGACGGATGCGAAGCACCGTCTTCAGGGCAAAAATTGTATCGTGTATCTGAATTTCGGCGAAGGGGCCACTGAGGCCGCACCGAAATGGTCGGCAATCGGGGGACAGACCAAGGGAAATCTCGAAATGTCTGCAGATTCCATCGATGGGAGCAATAAGGACTCCGGAGGTTGGGGTGAAACCTACGCAGGAACCAAGACAACCGAGCTTTCCGTGGAGGGATACGTGACCAAGGGCGATGCGGTTTACGATGCGCTCAAGGATGCCTTCGTAAAAGGGGAAGCGGTGGATATCTGCCGTTTCTTCACGGATGCAGGAGAAGCAGACCGCAACTGGTACAACATCACCAAGCTGGGGGACGAAACCCCGCATGATGATATGGTATCCTTCAGTATCACCCTTGGTGGGGTGGGTGCGCCTAAATTCTACACTGGATTAACCACTGTAGACGACGTCATAGATTCTGGAACCGGACATGTAGGAGGCTAACAAATGAGATATGACCGCATTCTGCGAAGAGTGTGGGTAAAGATTGACGGGCGCGAGTATGCGCTCGTTTTTTCTTTATCCGTTTTTGAAAAACTGGATGCCGAGAACGATGGAAATTTGATCGTACAGTTATCACAGGGGGACACCCATTACAAGCTGCTGAGTCATGCCTTCAAACTGGCATTAAAGCAGGCGGATAAAAAGATCACCGATCCAGAGGCCGAGGCGTTACTCGAAAAATTTGTTTATGAGGAAGGACTTTCGAGTCTGTCGGCGGCATTTTGGATTGCTGTGGCAGTGTCTGGCCTGATGGGGGCGAAGGTATCCCGCGTGCTGCTTGAGAGAATGGCCGTTGCGGCGCAGGATGTGGATGGGCTGGAAGATTGCACAGAGGCAGACGAAAAAAACGGAGTGAAGCCGGAAGAATAACCACATTTAGGGAATATCTTTCGGCTATCATGCCTATCTGTTATGGGAAATTGCAGATGACGGGCGAAGAGATAGCCGCCGCCACTCCGTGGGAAATCACTCACAGGATAGACGGGTACGTGGACAGAATGAAAGACAGGCGCATTTTTACGGCATCTTTCATCACGGCGCCTGTCATCAATAGTGGCATGAGGGCTCCGAAAAGGGGCGTCAAGGTGGAAGAGCTGCTGCCGGGAGATTTCCGTGGGAAGTACGACCGGGACGAGGCAGAATATATCAAGGCCCTCATTGAAGAGCAGGAAGAAAAGAGGCGAAAGAATGGCACAGCATGAAATCCGCGTGGAAATCACTGCCGACGGAAGTAAAGCGATAGCCGAGAGTGGAAAAGTCAAGGGTGAGCTGAAAGGCGTTAAGAATGTCAAAATCCCTAACCCCTTCGGCGAAGTATCGAATGGCGCGAAGAAGGCTTCTTTCGACGTAGACGCCCTTGGGGGCGCCCTCGGTAAGATCCGCAACATGGTGGCGGGTGCATTCGCCGTAGGGTCCATTTACTCGTTCGGCAAAGCGGCACTGTCGGCGGCAGCCAAAACGGAGCTTTTGCACAAGGGGCTTTCCTTCGTTCTCAATAGTGATGAGGAGGCGAGCCGCCTTGTAAAAAACATTCAGGATATCGGCGAAGCGTCTGCCTATGATACGACCAAGCTGCTGCCGCTTGCCAGAGCGTGGGTCAATATCGGCGACAATGTGGACACGGCTACGTCCAAAATGCAGAAAATCGTAGACCTTGGGTCTGCGTATGGGCTGACGGCCGAGCAGGTAGGGGCTGTCAATCTGGCTCTTAATCAGATGCAGATGGCGGGCAAGATTGGCCAGCAGGACATGATGCAGCTAATTAACGCCGGTATCCCTGCGTGGCAGCTGTTGTCTGAAAAAATGGGTATCCCTGTAGAGCAGCTGAAAGACATGAGCTCAAAAAGCGAGCTGACGCAGGATGCCCTGCAGACGTTATGGGACGAAATCACCGAGAAGACAGAAGGCGCGGCCAGTTCCATGTCGGACACCCTTTCCGCGAAGTTTTCCAATGCGCAGGAAGCGGTAGCAAACAGCATGAGCGCGATGGGGGATATCATCTCTCAGGCGTTCAACGTACCGGGGGTTCTTGATGCGGCGGGAGAAATGGCGGAAGGATTCAAGACGCACATCAATGCTATTCGTGACGCGGCGAAGGACGTAGGGCTGCATGATGCCATCGTTCAGGAACTGAAAGGGATAAGTCCCGCAGCAGCGGCCGCC